GCCATGAAGCCCGGCCCGGTGCTTTCGCCGCGGGCCGAGGGTGTGTGAGCGAGAGGGGATCAGAGAGCAACGCGGCCCAGCAGCGAGGTCGAGTTGCCGAGGTTCTGCGAGGCCGAACGCTCGACCTCCGTGGTGCCGGTCACGCCCTTGGCGGCGTGCAGACCGATCCACACTGCGCCGTACAGAGTCGTACCGCCCGGAGTGATGGCGAATCGCAGATAGCGCCTGACCGATCCGCCCGTGCGGATGTGAACAAGCCACTGTTTGTTTGCGGTATCGGGCAGGGCCGTGCTGGTAAACGACGCGCCGGACAGATCGGCCCACGTGCTGTTGTCGTTGCTGTGCTCGACCTTGAGGACAGTCGCAGCAGCCGCGATGGCGCCGATGGTCACAATGCCGACGACTTCGCCGAAGCCGCCGAGGTTGGTGGTGTCAAAGGCCACGCCGGTGTTGGCCGCCGAAATTGAAAGCGGGCCACCCGTCGAGGTGCCGCCCTGAATGTACGAGTTGAGGAGAACGTTCATGAGTCAGGTTCCTTTTGTTGTGGCGTCTATCAAGCGCCCTGGATGCAGACAATGGGGCCGTAGGTCGAGCCGCGCCCGTCGCCGTGAATGTCCACGCAGAAGCGGCTGGTTCCGCGGACGGCCAGGCTGTCGGCGTTGAAATAGAACTGGTCCGAGGTCTGGATTTCCAACTGGCGACGATCGCCCAGCATGGTCGCGCCCGTGAAGTCGCCGAAGTAGCACGACTTGACGCTGGAGCCGGTGGCCTTCGGCATGACCTGCGAGAAGAACACGGGGTAGCCGAGGAAGGTGGCGTCGCCGCCGAGGCCGCCCATGGTCAGTTCCTTGAACTGGTTGGCAGTCTTGTCGACCTTGAGCATGACCTGGGCGAAGAACTGGCGGCTGCAGACGAACGCGAGGCGAGCCGGGTTGACGTTTTCAACGCGACCCATTGCCGTCGTGAAGTCGGCAACGGCCAGCGTGCCCCACGCCACGCCGGTCAGGTACGCGCTGGAAGGCAGGGCGACAGTCAGGCCCGACTGGTTGGCGTAGGTGCTGGTTCCGTCGCCGATGAAGTAGGCGTTGTCTTCGGCGATAGCCTGCGATTCCGCGATGCTGCGGGCCACGTCGTCGGCGATGTTGATGGCCGAGTCGGCCATCAGTTCACGGCTAATCTGGTATAGCACGCCGTACTTCTTGGCCGTCAGGGTGACGTTGTTGTACGAGTTGTCGAGGCCGCTGATCGTGCCGGCCTCGGCGATGGGCACCATCGACGCCAGGCCGGTCTTGCGGGGCACGGTCATGACATCGCGGCTCATCGGCACCACGTTGGCGATCTTGCGGGCAATGCCGTACTGCTCGGTCAGCCAGACAAGGTTGGGGAGGAACTCGATGGGCACCAAGGCGCCGCCGAGTTGGTTGTTGAACTCGACCTGCGTCTTGCGGCAGATCTCGATGTCGGCCCGCTTCTGGGAGCCGTAGTCGTACGTGCCGAGCAGGGCGAGGCGAGCCCACGAACCAAAGGCCTCGGCCTGGTCGGGGTCGTGGAACACGGCGCGGCCGGACTTGATCTTCGCGGCGTATGCCTTCTTGACGTTGTTGCCAATGCTAAACCGCTGCGGGGTGCCACCGCTCACGGGCTCGTCGTTGTCGGCGATGGCCGCGTGCGGGGCCTTGCTGCCCTTCACGGAGGCCACGTCGTCGGCGACCTTGACGGCTGAGAACGTGGACCACACGGAGTCAACGTCGATGGCAGCGCCGTCGGCGTCGGTGAACTTGATGCCTTCGGCGTCCAACTTGGCGATATACGCCTTGGCGGAGTCGATGGTGACGTCGCCGGTCAGGCCGTTGGCCTTGAGCGAGTCGATGAGAGTCTTGCGAGTGAGCATGAGAACCTCTTGCGGCGTGGCCGCAAACATGGTGTTCTCTGCTCGGACTCGGCACGGCACGCGGCGCGAAACACTCGGGCCGACGTGCGATACCTGCCGTGTGCAGGTGTATTCGGTTGAAACCCGCCAGTGTGCCGTCGCATCGCTGGCAGGGAGTAGGAGGGAATGCGTCGTCAGTGTACCCGCGTCACCGCAGGACGATGGTTCGCTTGGCCCGCACCCCGAAGTCGGCCATCACGCGGTCGGGCACCTTGGCCTCGAGCAGGGCCTTGCGGCTCTTGTCGCTGGCCGCCATATCTCGCCCGCCGCCCGACACCATGCGGCACGTCACGTTCATGGGCAGGGCGGTGTACGACACCTCGAGCACCTTGCACCGGCGAACGATCGACTCGATGCCGGGGTACGCCACCATTTCGGCGGCTGTCGGAGCACCCCACTCGAGGGCCTCGAAGCCGATGGACATGGCCAGCGTGCCCGCCTTGGCGAGGGCCACGCATGCCCGCACGTAGGGGTTGGTCATGTCGTCGTGAAACACCCCATGGCACAACCACCCGCTCGGGGTGAGCGACATGCTCCGAACCGTGGCCACGGCCGAGCAGACGTCGTAGTTGTGGTCGACGAATAGGTTGCGATTGACGCCCAGGTACGTCTGCATGTCGCAGCCGCTGGGCAGTACCACCTCCTGCTCAAGATCCACCGCAGCCGTCGAGGCGTAGCAGATTACCTCGAGGGGCTGCCCCGCGGCCTGCTTCACCTTGGCCTTGGCGTGGTACGCCTGCTTGCCAGCCATCACGCCGATGGGGTTGTCGGCCTTGGTCATGACGCCCGTGGCAATGGCTCGCCGTCGGATCGCCTGCACGATTTCGGTTGCTCGTTCAGTCATCGACGTACTCCACGCCGGGCAGCAAGTCGCACCGGCAGTTCGGGTGTGCGGGCGGGGCCTGCCACGAGCCGTTGCCCGTGGAGAACGCTTCGCCGATCGAAATGTCGTTGGGGTAGGCCTCGCCGATGCCCTCGCAGATAGGGCACGGGCCGCCCGCGACGCTCCACGCCTTGGTCGCCACGCCTTGCTGTTCCCATGCCTGGCGGTTGCCCTCGCAGTACGCCATGGCCGTCTCGGTCCTGGCGATGCGAACGGCTTGCCACTCAGTGAGGTCGGGGGCCGTCTCGCGGATGGCGTCGCGCAGGTCGGCGATGCTGGTGCCCGCGGCCAGTTGCTTCTCGATGGCGACGGCCACGTGGCCCCGCAGCGTCTCTGGGATCGTCTTGGCCAGTTCGAGGCCGCGGTTGCGGACGTACGCCATGGCCGTCTCGCTAGCGACGTTGAACGCGCCGTCGTCGGGGTCCATGCCGATCTTGGCGAGGCCGTCCATCGCACCTGTCCGCAGCATGTCGGCGACGAACCGATCGGCGATCTTGTTGAGGTCCGCGATGGCGGCATTGTCGGGCATCTGCACGATGCCGGTGTCGTCGATCATGCTCGGCACGGCCGTCGTGTACCAGCCGGTCAACGCCGACAGGAACCGGCGGAACAGCGAACTGCCCACGGTGGGCACACCGGTCGCCTCGTCCCACAGCGTCGCGGCCTTGTACTTGCGTGGCACGCGGGGTCGGTCGCATGGCTTGGTCGCCATCGCCTTGCCCTCCACTACGGGGGCGTCTTCGGGGGTGACTTCGGGGGCGTCTTCGGGGGTCGGCTGCTCGACGTCCACCGACGCCTCGCCCACGTCCTCGCTGGGCATGTCCTCGGCCTTCGCCGGCGGGCCCGCGCCGAAGATGCCCATCGGGGCCGGCGCCTCGGTCTGCCGGTACCGCAGCAGGTTCTGCTCATCGGGCAGCGCCTCAAGGTCCATCACCGCGCGGTACTCATTGGGCGTGATGATGCCCTGCGCCTCGGCCGCCCGCAGTTCCGTCGCCAACGCAATCTGGTCGTCCTGCGTCGGGTCGTCAAAGCAGAACCACATCTCGCCGGGTTCGACGCCGTAGTGGGGAAGCAACAGTTCGGTCAGTTCGCCTGCCAGCGTCGCCAGCCGCGGGGCGATCGTGTACCGCATGTACTGAGCGTTCGCCACCGTCGCCGACGCGAGGTTGGCCGAGTTGAGCCGGTAGATCGGCTCGGGGATACCGGCCGCGTCGTAGATCCGCTTCTCCGTCGTGGTGATGCCCTCCACGTACTGCATCTCGTGGGGCTTGGTGGCGTACTGAATCAACTCCGTGTCGCGGAGCAGCAGGATTGAGCCGGCCTTGCCGACGCCGCGTGTGCTCTGGTTGAGGTGGGCGTTGATTTGCCGCATTTGGGCGTCGGTCGTGGTCGGGGCCGCCTTGAACACCATGCCCGGCATGCCGCCGTTAAGCCACCGCTGGGCCTCAGCCTGGAGGGCCGCTGCTTCCATGTCAGTCTCGGCCATGACGCTAAACAGCCACGACATGCCGCCCGCGGGGTGCACGGGGCTGCCGTGCTGCCGCAGGTACACAACGTCCTCGGCCGCGATCCGCATCGGGTCCGATCGATTCCTGCCGTAGTAGTACCCGGCGATGAAGCCCGTGTCGCTCAGCATCGGCCAGGCGAACTGGCTGGGCAGGATGTACGCCGACACCGGCACGCCGTTGACCTTTTCGCCCACGTAGAGGTACGAGCGTCCCGACACCTCCTTGAACCAGAACAGCATGTGCAGCCACATGCTGCCGGTGTAGATCGGGTCCGGGTTCTGGAGCAGGTCGAGCACCGGGTGGTCGAGCACCTCCTCGACCTCGTCGCCCGCCCGGTTGGCGTACGTGGCCGCCTTGCCGATGAGCGACTTGACCCGCCCGCGGTTGGTCGCGTGCTTGACGATCCGCTTGTCTGCCACCTTGCGGCCGGCCTTGGCGATGCCCGTGCCGGTCTTGCGGAACAGCCGCAGCGTCTGCCCGGACAGCACCGTGGCGTTGATCGTCGCCGCCCGGTAGGCCGTGCCCGTGATGCCGCGGGTCACCAGTTCGTAATCGCGGCCCGTGTTCTGGTTGTTGTAACTGGTCGATGACTCGCCGGGGATGAGCGACGCAGACACCCACGCGCCGGGAATCTCGCGCTGGTCGGGTTCGATCGCCTTCTTGGTGGTTCGCTTTGCCATAATGGTCATGCCCATCCGCGTGTGTCGGTCGCCTCGTCCAGTGTACCCGCGTCAGATACACGCCCAACCCATGCGCCCATCGACGCCTTGGGCCCGTCGAAGTACATGCACGCGTACCGCAGCGCGTCAAGGCCGTCGTCGTTGGCCTTGATCGGCTCTTCCTTCGCGGCCTTGCCGTCCTGACCTGGCGGATAGCAGTACGCGTCGAACTCGGCCAACGTGCTCGTCGGCCGCTTGGCATGGTACAGGTCCGCGTCCGTCTCGACCGTGCAGCCGTCGAGCAGGTACAGCCGTGGCCGCCCGTCGCCCTGCACCAGG